ACATATCCCCATATAATAAACAGCCGGATAAAGGTGTGGCTAAACGTAAAGTATTGAAGAGTAAATTTGATAAAGACGATGAACAGCCCATGAAATATGAAGAAAAAGCCCTGACTTATTCCGCCATAACAATGGATATGTTAGAATCTCTTGGTATGGACATCAAGCAAGTTGCGGCAGAGGTTATTGATTTTATCCGCAAAAACATATTATCAAAAGGTCGCAACATAAAACCCTTCTTAATTGGCCAAAACATTGGATTTGATATAGGATTCATGCAACAGTTAATGGAATATGGAGGACAAATGAAAGAATTTGCCAAATTAATGAGAGGAGAAACAGATTTCTATGGGCACTTCCAGCCTTTATATATAGACACAATCGTTTTAGGACAATTGGCTTTATCTCATTTAGATGGCATGAGCAGTTATAAATTGGAAATCATGGCAGAAAAATTTGGTATCGAACTAGATGATGCCCATGATGCAGATGCTGATGTAACAGCAACGACCAATGTGGCTATGGTATGTTCCCAAAGGATGCGTAATGCTTCCGGCATAGATGATGGTAGTATGGTTATGACCAAAACAGAAAAATCACGTGTTCATTTCAAAATATAAAATATGGTAACAGAAGAAGAAAAGCAACAAGCGCAATCAATTGGACTGGAGCCAGAAGTAGTGTTCAACACTCTTTCAGACCGAAGAATCCTGGCTGTACAAACCGAAGATACCCATGAAACTATTATGGAAATTTCCGGATATGATTTACAAATAAATTTTAATCGGGATAAGTTACAGAATATTGCAGATATAGAAAGTATGCTAGATGGACTCAAAGACCTATTCAGACGGGTTGTTATGCAAGATTTATTAGAAAGTAATGTTGAAAAAACAAACTCATAAAGCCTTTCCTAGCTATTCTTAGTAAACCAAGCCCAGTTGAACATATCGGCTGGGCTTTAATACAATTAAAGAATGGAACTAAAGAAACCAGAATCGTTGAATAAACAAGAAATTGATTTTTGTGAGCTGTTCATTTTCGGCTGTGACCCTTATGCTGGAAATGCTCGCAAATGCTACGAAGATATATTCTATGATTCCAGTCATACCTCTTTAAGAAAGGCAAAACAATTAATGGCGCGGGATGATGTACAAGAGTATATCAATCAGTTGCGAGCTATCGCAAATTATGAAACAGCCGATCTAAAAGCTCGTCTAACAGAAAAACTATTGCATATTATAGACGAAACTTCTACAGCAAAATATACAGATCGAAGAGGCACAGAGCTATCACCAGCTCCATTACGTTCTGTAGCTGTGCAAGCATCAAAAGCTTTAATGGAAATGTATCCAGTAAAGGTAGCACAAGAAAGTAAAGTTGAATTGAAAGGTAACGGTGACTCTGGTATTGTTTTCAATGTCATTGTTCCTCAATCTAATAATGATAATAATGTTGAATAAAAGAACAAATGGTAGGACGAAAAATTACAATCATTGCCTCCCCTTTATTGAAAGAATGGAAATTGAAAAAGTTAATTGGAAGGGACGGGGTTATTATTAAAGAGAATCAAACTCAAAAAACAAAAGGTGTATGGGTACGCTTAAATGAACCATTTGCAAATGAACTAGAATGGTTTATCCCAATCCAATCAGTACAAATTACTTCACATTAATATGGAACAGTTGGATAAAGGCATCGGATGGCTTCAAAAATTGCTTAACCTACAAAAGAGATATGGCTTTTTCAGCATTATAAAAGGACTATTTCTGTTGTTTTTAAGCGGTTACATCATATTTTTCGCATTAAATCCAAAGTATCTTTTGGATCGCATGTCCGAAATAACAACTGCCCAACACGACCATCTAGTAAATACAAGGTTATCGGCGGATTCCAATATTCGCCATATTTTATCTAAAATGATATTTACCACTAATGCTGACCGGGCATGGTTAATAGAATTTCATAATGGAAGTAAAAATCTGACAACAGGATTGCCATTCCTTTTCGGTTCGATGCGAATTGAAGAAGTTAGGGATAGTATATCAAACGTTGACGAAGACTATGCGGATTTTAGCTTATCAAAATACAAACTTGTGGCAAAAGTATTGGACGATGGATATTTTTATGGTGGGTTGGACGACATTCAAAAAATAGACCAACGCTTATATTACAAATTTCAAGCTAACGATATTAGCGAAATAGCCTTATTGACATTGTATGATGGGGAAAAGCCTGCCGGAATTATTGGATTATCGTTTTGTAATGGCAAAAAGATGGACAAACAACTGGTTGGAAAACATATCAGAAGCAGTGGTATAAAAGTAGCCACATTACTATCACAAATAAAAGATTAAGACTATGGAATTAAGATTAGAACGTCTATGGCCAAAAGAGACTTATACTATTGGCAGACTATATATCAATAATGAATTCTTCTGTAATACCCTAGAAGACAAGATAGTTGATAAAAATAAAAATGGAATATTCGATAATGGAGAGAAAAAGGTTTATGGAGAGTCAGCAATTCCGTATGGTACCTATAATATAATCTATAACTGGTCTCCCAAATTCGGTCGTAATCTTCCAAGATTATTAAATGTTCCCCATTTTGAAGGTATTCTCATACATAGTGGCAACACCGCCGCAGACAGTGCCGGTTGCATTTTAGTAGGGAAAAATTCAGCTGTAGGCCGATTATCTGAATCAAGATACACTTCCGATTGCCTTAATAAAAAGATTGAAGAGGCGCAAAAAAGAGGGGAACCCATTATTATCAGCATTGTATGAAACCAATTACTATCATAAGTTGTATTCTTTGTATTCTGTTGCTTGGTTCATGCGCTGCTTCTAAAAATATGGAGAAGCAACAACAGATAGATTACTCCAGTGAATTGCAACAACTTCGTAATTCACTGGACTCTCTTCACATAGATATTGATAAACAATCTAAAGTAACAGCAGACAAATTGAGTAATTTAAAGTTAGAAAATAAAACAGTGTATCTGTCGATGCCAGACTCTACTGGAAAACAATATCCAATAAAGCAAAGTACAACTAATATAAACAAACAAGATACCGAGCATACAGAATCAGCTGAAACATTATCAATATCCATTTCACAAATATCATCCAAGCTAGACTCTCTATACCAAAGGGTTAATGAACTTTGCAAATCATCAGGAAAGACTATAGAATTAAGTTGGTGGGATTTACATAAAGATAAAATTTATCTATCGGCAATAATTACAATGCTAATAACAATATTTCTTGTTAAAATCAAAAAATCATATCATTTATAACAACCACCTCTATAGCAAAAGACTATTCTTGATAAAACATTAAGAAGTTATGGATTTACATATTAAAGATAGATTGCTTATTCCTTCTATTTTTCCAGAACGAGGAAATTTTATGGATTTTAATTTGAAAAAGTCTATCGCCCGGAAAATTGCTATTTCAGAGCAAGACAGAAAGGACTATGAAATAGTCGAAAAAAAGGAAGAAAAGCGAATTGAATGGAACGTTCAAAAAGACGCAGAAACCCCATTAGTGGTAGAATTTTCTAAAGAAGAACTGGATTATATGCGTAGGTCTTGTGAAGCTATTGCAGAACAACAAATGCCAGATGAAATGTGGGCTGTAGTTGAACGCATCTATAACGAAGCACAAAATTGATTTCTTACTTCTTTACTCACAATCATATCTTCCATACGAATGGGAATCTGTCTTACTGTACGGATTCCCATTTATTGTTTTAAATTAACAATATGGCTGTAGGATTAAAAGCACCAAACATAAAAATTGATTTCAAGCCATCTCCCAAACAATATGAATTATGGAAATTACTTCAACCCGACTATTGCCCTCATTGTGGAGGGCATATATCACAAAAAATGGTCGGACATGATATTAAAGGAAATCCACAATATAAACCATATTGCACATCATGCGGCTCTGAAAATTTACCACAACTTATTTTAGGAGGTGGTGCAGCCGGAGGTGGAAAATCTTATTTAGGAAGCTGCTGGCTTGTTAGTAGCTGTATGAGATTTCCAGATATACGTGCCGTTGTAGCTCGTAAAACCTTAAAGAGTTTGAAAGGTTCTACTTGGAATACCATAAAGAAAGTATGTAAGGAATGGGGGCTAAAAGAAGGGGTGAATTACAAAATAAACAACCTTGATGGGATATTGACATTTTGGAATGATTCAGTCATCATCATGCAAGAAATGGTTGACTTACCTTCAGACCCTAACTTTGAACGTTTCGGGTCTTCAGAATATACTATTGCATTCATAGATGAGGTATCAGAAATTTCAGAAAGAGCTATTGAAGTATTATTTTCTCGTCTTCGTTGGCGCACAGCAGAAACATTTAAGACTGCCAGAATGATGATGTCAACCAACCCTTGTATTAATTGGGTACGTTCGCGTTTTGTTCAAGACGATGAAGGAAATCCTGTATTATGCAAAGAAGGCGAAGCATACGTACCATTCTCTGTTTTTGATAATCCGGATATTCAGTTTGTACAGACCTATGTTGCAGCATTAAACAAAATTACAGATCGAGCAACACG